CACTCTCAACAGCAAAGACTACGGTGTTCCCCAAAACAGGGAGCGCGTGTTCATTATCGGCTATCTTGGAAACATCCGTGGACGAGAAGTATTTCCTATCCGACCAGCAGACGGCGAGAATCCTTGCGAACTCAACGAGATAACACAAGGAGTTGCTGATGCTCAAAGAATCTATGACGGCAGTGGATTAGCGAGAACGCTTAAAGGTGAGAGCGGTGGGCAGGGCGGTAAAACAGGCTTGTATGCTGTTATGTGTGTTGGCAATACTAATCCTTGCGGGCATGGGCAAGGCGGGAATGTGTATTCAGCCCAAGGCCTTGCACCTGCACTGACAGTGGCGAAATCAACGCCGTTACAAGTATGCATGAGTATCAGAGGACAGGAACTGCAAAAGCAGATTGATGTAACTCCGACTGTTGACACTGATTGCAGAAACAATTTGACACGTAAGCAGACCTGCTGTGCGGTGCTAACGCCAGACCGAGAAGAGAAACGGCAGAACGGCAGACGAATAAAAGAGCCGGGCGAGCCTAGCTTTACTTTGACAGCGCAGGACAGACACGGTGTAGCGCTGCTTGACGAAAATATCCGTATTCGCCGATTAACTCCGCGTGAGTGCTGGCGTTTACAAGGCTTCCTGGATGAATATTTTGACAAGGCAAGGGCGGCAGGTATCAGCGACACACAACTGTATAAGCAAGCAGGAAACGGCGTTACTGTTAATGTGGCACGTGCTATCGGTGAAAGACTAAAGGAGGTTGAAGAACATGATGAATAAAGAAGAAGTTCGCCAATATTGGCGGCGCAAAGAAAGGGAAACATTCTTAAAAGTCTTCTGTTTATCGCTTATAGGCGCAGCGATATTGATTGTGGGGTGCGGTGAAACGGAAGAAGAGATTAACGCTAACAATGCCAAAAGCAGAGCTGCCGTTGAAACTGCCAGCGCGAATAATAATATCAAAAGCACCGGTAGTGTTATTGCTAAAAAAGTAGGTGGTAGCGCAACAATCATCTTGCCAGACAATCAGAAGTTGCAACTTGTTACATGGAAAAATGACAATATGTGGGTGCTTTATCGTCCTATGAGAGCTGATGAACAGGCGGAAACTTACACTTATCAAGAAGATAGCAAATTTGGACTTATAGAAGCAAAGATTACCATCCGTGAAGTAAAAAGATAAACAAGGAGGTTGGAAAAGATGAAAAAATATATTGTTTACGGTAAAGTAACAGCTTTTATATCAGTAGAATTAGAAGCAGAGAATAAAAAAGAAGCCATTGAAAAGGCTTACGAAGAGTGTTCTGGGCCTATGGATTTCGTTGGCAATGGTGGATGCGACAAATTAATTGGAGTATGCGATACAGATAATGCCGACGTTAGTATTGCATGTGATGATGAAGTTGAATACACCGAAGTAGAAGAAATTGAATAAATAAGGAGTGATAACATGGCTAAAAATTTAATCCCAGAAATCGCCAAAATGCTCGGCGTAGAGCTGGGCGAAGAATTTAAAGTTAAAGGACGTGAATATATTTTTCACTTCGTCGACAACGGATTAATAGCTTACAGAACTGATGGTAGTGTATTGCCTTATGAAAACTGTCTTGCTCATTTTCTGTGGTTAATAAATGGTGAAGAAGAAATCGTAAGAATGCCTTGGAAGCCTAGAAAAGATGATGATTATTATACGTTTTCTTTCGGAGGTCTTAGTGAAGAGTGGGTTGTTGTGAAACAGCAGTGGGATGCACACCCCTATGAACGTGCTTTATTAGACAAAGGCTGGGTATACCGCACTCGCGAAGAAGCGCAAGCAGCCTTGCCTGCCGTCGCGAGAGAAATGGGAGTTGAGTATGAATTATGACAGAAGATAGCTTATGCTTAAAGCTTGGTAGCTTTTACGGTATCCGCCGTGGCTTAGATTGCGGACCGAACATTATAATGAACCAATACCGTGATGAAAATGGCTGGGTTACGAATTTTGGCGTAAAAAAGAACGGAGATTTATGCGGAGAATACGAAGCCGATTTTCTGTATATCACAAAAGACAAATATCTGTATGAGGTTGAGGTCAAAATTAGCATAACAGATTTTCGCGCCGACCTGCAAAAACCGCTATATCACAATTTCCCAGACGTAAGAGGATTTTATTACTGCGTGCCTTCAGAATTATACAATGCTCATGGCGACGAAATAAAACTTGTCTGTAAGGATAAAGGTGCAGGATTAATTGTAATGTACGAACGTGATTTTAGCACGTTAATAAAGCCTAAGATTCGCAAGGACGTTAAACCTTTAACGCCAATGCGTTACGTTTATTACCTGCGACTTTTTGCTAAAAAGTGGGTAAGAAAAAGGGAGGAACAACAATGACAATAGAAGATTTTTACCAATGGGCAAAATATAATGATTGCTCTAACTATGACGTTGCTGTTAAGTGTTACGATAGTGACGGCGGCGTGCGGGAGGTGTGGCCTATTGGCGAACGCCACTTAAAAAAGCGTAATCTTGAGCTTGATGTACTGATTAAATGTGCTGAATAGAGCTTTACAAGAGAAAACTGCAACATGTTGCAGAAATCTCTTGTAGGAGCTGTTGCGTTTTTTGCAACAACTCCCTTGAAAAAGTTGAGGTGAAGAAGAAATGCTGATTAAAGTCGGTAAAAGTACATGGTTGAAGCCCGTCTTAATTAATAGGTTAGCAGTCATTTTTAATGCAAATACGGATATAAATCGGTATTCTGTTTGCGCTTACACAGAAAATGAGCAGTTTGTATGGAGTGTGCATGGTGCCGAAGAAGAAGCAATAAAGGTCATGGATGAGTTGGCAGAAAAAATCAACGCTAATTAGCCCTAGGGTGCGGCGGCTGGGTTGCCGAATGGCAGTAAGCGTTGCGAGAATCCCCACGCCGCCGCTTTTTATAAAAGGAGGTAGAAATGATTAAGTTTATTTCTTACGACGGCAAATGGCCAACATTGTGCTACGGAACTTTGATTGTCGAGAAGGATGGCAAGCAATATTCCATGAAGAATATTTTAATATCCGGGGGAAGTGTAAGTTTTGACAAAGACTGGGAAGCGAACATCAAAGAAGGTGACTGGTCAATAGACCGCAATCGTCTTGCGCCGGAGCTGCAAGATGACTGGAGAGAATTAGAATCTTTAGTAAACGATGAAATTCCGCATGGCTGCTGTGGCGGTTGCATTTAAGGAGGTACAAAAATATGAGTAAAGGTTTAAGCAAATTTATGTATAGCCAGCTTGGCGAATTGGGGGAATTGTTCAAGAAGAAACATGAGCAGTATTCTTCCGGCGCAGATGAGCTTGCCAATTTCCGCCGCGGCGCGCTGCTGAACGGACGTAGCGACGATGCAGAGGGAATGTTTGAGGAGCTGAAAGCGTATATGGCAAAGCATATCGCTTTTGTTTATACTCACGATATTCATGGCGACAAAATCGCTGAAAGTCTGAAAGACATTGCCGTATATAGTCTGATTGGCTTGTATATGGCGGAGCTGGCGAAGGCTGAGGACGAAATGCTGCAAGCGCATAGAGATTGTATTAACCTTTTGTGCCGCTGCCACGCTGATAAGGAAGAAGCAAAATGAATTTAACATTCACGATTCCGGGCGAACCGACGGCGCAGGGACGGCCGCGCTTTTCTACTCATGGCGGATTTGTAAAAGCATACGACCCGGAGAAAAGCCGTAACTATAAAGCCTACGTCAAACTGTTAGCTAGTGAAGCAATGCAGAATATAGGGCTGACGCTTACGGAATTGCCCCTGGGCGTTGAGATAATAGCTGACGTGGGTATTCCTGCCAGCAAGTCAAAAAAATTCAAGGAGCAGGCTTTAAACGGCTTACAGTTACCGATTAAAAAGCCCGATGTTGATAACGTCGCAAAGATTATTCTTGATTCTATATCTAATATTGTCTATAAGGATGATAAACAGATTGTTAAACTTACAGTATCTAAAAAATATAGTGATACGCCAAAAGTTGAGGTGAAAATTTATAATGTTGAATAACTGTTTAATACTCGGGTGGGTAAAATTTGAACCTACGGTGCAAGTTATGAAGAACGGCAAAGAGGTATGCAACCTTGAAATTCAGTGTTCCAGAACGTATCTTGACAAAGACGGAAAGAAAATTTATGACTACATTTCTTGCCGCTGCTTTATCCCGGGACTGATTAAATACATCAGCAACTACATCACCAAAGGCACGCAAGTTATTGTCGGCGGACGCTTCCAGACTGATTTATACGTGGATAGAAACGGCAAAAATTCTAAAGCAAGCTATTTACTGCTGGAGCATTTGGAAAGCGTAAAGATTGCGCAAAACACTACGCCTTATCCCCCAAAAGCGGAACAGAAAGACCCGCTCGATGATGTGGACTGGTAAAGAAAATGGATTACGCAGAAGCAGCAGACCATGCAGAGAGTTTGTTCTTTGCTAAAAATGCAATAGGTAAAGCGGTTGTTTCCGCCAGGATGCAGCAGAGGGCGGAACGCTTGGAATTTGATATGAGGACCGGCGGCGATTCTACGGCACGCCTTGCGATTCAAGCAGTAACGCCGCTTGCTGCGGTTCGGTGTATTTATCTTGGGCAGGCGTTTTTGGTTTACCAGCCGGAAAAATGGCTGGATGTTATGGAACGTTCGCTTCTTCTGTTTCGGCAGCGGTTTGGTGACAAGTCTTATAAGGCGATTCAGCACCGGTATGTATACCATTGGACGGTCCGCAAAATCTCCGTTATGGATGAGATTAGCCCGCAGGTGTACGCGCTCCGCCGCCGCTCATTCATTGACGGCCTACTCATGCTGGCGATTCAAGAAGGATTGCTGCGAATTGACATAAACGCCAACAGCTTCCAGAAGGCCAGGGCAGAACAGAAGCAAGAAAAGTAAAGGCAGGCGCGCGGCGCTGTCGCTTCTCAACATTAAGAAAACGCTTGCTATTGGTTGAGTACCGTGGTATAATAGCCTTGTCGATAAGTGTAAGCGCCTTTCAAGTATTGCGCTTGTCGGTCCAGCTCTAAAGGCGTAAAGCTGGCACGGATTGAAATATTGTCGTGCTTCTGCTCGTTTAGGCAAGCACAAAAAAGCCCGGCGTTGCCGGGCTTTTTGCTTTTTAAAATTTTGCCGCTGCGCCGCTTGCAATTCCTGTGCGGCAGTGCTATAATATAAAAGTCAAGAGGATGCGAACGCCTTTTAGTATCGCTTCTCTTGGTCCGGTGGTAAAGGCGTAGCACCGGCGCGGATTGAAAGAATTATATTTTTATGTTTCACACAACAAACAAAAAAGCCGGGGCTTTCGCCTCGGCCTTTTTGTTTTTCGCTTCCCTAAAGTATGCGTCACACGCACGGAAAATGGCCGCCACGCGTTCCAATCATGGCAGCCCTAGTGATTATACCTGCAAAACATTTCGACTTCAAAAATATATAGCCTGCTCGCATTTGCAGGATACAGAAAAGCCCCGGGGCGTTTGCCCTGGGGCTTGTGTTTTTTAGATTGCTTCGTTGATGTATTTGCGCTTCTCGCTGGCTGTCATTTTGAACCGCTTAAAAGAGTAATCTTCTTCCAGCCCGTCCATCATGCTTTCCCATTCATCCTGCAAGGCTTGTTCTACGCCAACTTCTTCAATGTATGAGTAGTTGCTTTGACAAGTGCCGGACCATGCAATTTCAAACATGGGGATAAATTCAGCTTTTGTCAATTTCTCTTTCATAAACTAGCCTTCTTTCTGTCGCTCATCGGCGTGTTGTCTGCTTCGCGCTGGTAGTAGTTGGAACCAGCGAAAAATTCCCATTCTTCTTCTTCATCGTCGCGGATGTATTCCGCTTCTTCCACGTAGTACTCTACATAGAGAGTATCGCGGCCGCTCTTGTTGTCGATGTAGGGGCGGCAGGCGTCAGAGTTCAAAACGGCTTGCAATTCGGCCAGGCTTTCGCTGCGCTGCAGCTCTACTGGTTCGCAATCATCCTGCGCTTCCAGGCTGATTAATGGGGCGTAGTCTTTGTAGTCCTTGCCGTGGTTGCGGCGCGGCAGCCAGATAGAATTTCTTTTCAGTGCGTAAAGGGTCTTTGTTTCCATGTTTTCGCTTCCTTTCAATAATAGCCCGGCGCAAGCCGGGCGGGTGGGTTACAGTTCGGTTACATCGTCGCCAAAAGTCAAGCTCATTTCGCCTGCATAGTCCGGGCTATAAACGGCTTTAACATCTCCGATGATAGCGGCGGCCATCTTGTAATAACGGCAGGCCTCCGCGCGCTTGCGCTGCGCTTCAAGTACCGCGTTATATTTATCGCTTGTTTCGCGGGTTGCTTCTTCACGGCCCATATAATAGGCCAGCGCTAACAGCTTGTTAAGGTTGTCGCTTTCCATATCCTTATCAGCATAAACGGCTTCTTTGATGCGGTCGCGTACGGTCTTTACTTCCAGGTAAATATCTTCGCTTCCAAAAGTCCAGCCCAAAAAGTGCTCCGCGTTGACGTTGGGGCGAAAGCCTTCTTTGAGCTGCAAAGCAGCGGGGATTTGTTTAACGTGCTTCGCCCAGACTTTACACACGCGCACGGGCTGCGCGCCTGCTTTCGCTTCGCCGGTGGCGGGGTCGCACTCAATAACCGGGGTTGCGGTCATTTCTGCGGCGTGCTGGTCGGCCCAGATATAGCAGGTGCCGTTTTGAGGGTTGCGCAGTCCCCAGATATAAGCGGGGCGGCCGTCCCATTTTTTTTCAGTCAAAAAGGTTCTCATGATTGATTCCTCCTAAAAAATCGCTTCTGCCTTTAATATTCTACACCGGCAGCGGCATTCCTGCCGGTGTAGATTGGTCCTTTACAAAAGATTGAACAAATACAGCAAGCTCACGCTGTCCCAATACGCGCACTGCTGGGCGTATGTTAATTTTTTAACGCCGCCTTTAGCGTGTGACAAACTGCGTAAAGATTTGGCAAGCTTTAAATATTGATGTTTGCGCTCTTTTCGCTTCACTTTAAAGCCTCCTTGATTTCTGCGGTCCATTCGTTACGGCTTTTAAAGCCGCCTGCTTCTGCAACCATAGCGGCGATAATGCGACACGTTATGTCACGTTCGGCCCCGTGCATTGCAGGGGATTTGCGGTACGCTTCAATTTTAGATAACAACTTTAACGCTTCTTCACGCTTCATGTTTCAAGCCTCCTATTGTGTTTTCAAGGTTCAGTTTTGGCCTGCCTCATCAGTACCGGGGCGGCCGGTCCCCGGTATACGCCGCACGGGGCGGCGTTTCGGCTATTGTAACAAGGGCGTTTCCGGGCGGTATTTCAAAAACTCGCTGCCGTGCAGGTCGCGTATTTGCTCCATAGTCAACGCGCGGCGGACCTTCTTCACCCATTCGCCTGCATGCCAGTACCATAATTTTTTCTTGCTGGCCCAACGGCAGCCGGCGCCTTTCAAGGCGTCTTTGTTCTCTTTCGTTTCGCCGCCTATCCATAACCAACTGCCGCAGATTTCAATTTCAAGGCCCTTCAAGCCCATCAGCACGGCCAGGATTTCGGCAAATTCCGCCTGTTCGGCCAGAATTTCGGCGGCCGTTTTGTAAGTGCCGTCCGCTTTTTTGTTGCGCTGCCACTCCTGGCGGCTTTCGCTTTCGGCAAGTTCTGCGGCGCGTTTGTCGTGCGCTGCGCTCATTGCCTTAAATTCTGCGGCCGTGCCGCCTTTGTCCGGGTGGCAGCTCATGCAGGCTTTTTTAAATGCCTTCTTAAGTTCCTCGATTGTTTCGCAAGCGGCAAAAATCTTTCTCCAGTCCATTTTCTTTTCCTCCTTTTTTGGTTCCGGGTTGTATTTGGCTTTTAATTCGGCGAATTTCTCGCGGCTGACTTTGGCAACCAGCTTTACAAAACGGCGGCTGCTGTCCCATGTATCATAGATAACGCCGTTGACAACGGCTACGGCGTGCTTTGCTACAAAAACAACGTAGCTGGCGCCGGTATCGCAATGCTTTGTAAAGCTGTTGACTGTTTCGCGGCTGGCGGCTTTAACCTCTATACCTAAATCAGCCAGGGCGGCGGTGATGTTTTTAACGGTGTTCCACGCGGCGCCGCTCTCAAATACCTTTGTTTCCAGCAGCTTTTTCGCTTGCTGGTAGGTTAACGGGGTTGCCGTGCAGATTGCTCTAATTGAGCAATCACCAATATTCTTGTTTTCGGGGTTCGCATTATACTTTTCAAAAGTCATTTTCTTATTCTCTCCTTTCGGCTGGGCGCGGGCTTTGAACCGCCGCCAGCAGCTTTACAAGGGCTTTCGCCCTTGTCATCAGCTTACAGCAGATATACGATGTTGGTTGCGTACTGGTAGACTTCTTGCTGTGCCTCGCTTAATGCGGGGTAGCGGTTCATGAGCTGAGCAACTTTTATAAGTTGTTTGATACGCAAGTTTTTAATTTTCATTGTTTTCATCCTCCTTAAAATAATGCGGCGATAACGTCCGCCAGGTCGTAGCAGCCCAGGTCGGCGGCTGTTTGTACGCAAGCAACTTCAAGGCCGCCGTTTTCCACGTACCAGAAGAAGCAATCCAGCGCGTTCGCTGTATCGGGGTTAATGTAGGCTGAGCGGCTGGCGCTAACGGCCAGGACCTGCAGAACGCCGCCTAGGATAATGCTTGTAAATAATTTCATTTTCATAACCTCCTAAAATAGCAATTTCGGATTTGATTAGTTTATTTGCTTTGTTGAGTATATTATAAACGCTTTTGATTAGCTTGTCAATACCTTTTTTGATTATTTTTTAACTTTTTTGATTTGATTTTTTGCGGCTATGGTTATATAATGTAGATAAGCAAAAAAGGAGGCTAAAAACATGATTACACCAATTATCAAGGCGGCCGTGCAGCTCGCAGGATTGAGCCGCGCGGATTTGGCGCAGGCGCTAGGCCTTAGCACGCCGCAGGCATTGAGCAACAAATATAACCGCGGCAGCTTTACCGCGCAGGATTTAACCAGGATAGCGCAGGCCTGCGGCGTTCGCCTGGCGTTTGTAGATGATACCGGGCGCGCCGTTCTGACGTTCCCAGTGCCGCCAGCAGATGACGGCAGCCCCGCAGATGATGCACGGGGCGGATAACAACATCATAAGAGGATAGCAACGGCCGCACGCTGGCAGATGTTCAGCGGCGGCCGTTCTTTTTTATTCAGCAACATTTATAATATATTAAGACAGTTCACAAAAAAATAATAATGTATCATTGACTTAATAGCATTTTTTAAGGCATATAATTTATAGCAAGATAATAAATATAATTTAATTGATGATTGACAGATGGATTCTGTTAATCATTTTTTATTGTCTTTTTCTGGTAAATAATGATTATCTTTTCAATATGTATTGTTAATGTATTGTTTAGTGATTGTCATTATTGATAATATTAATTGTATATACAGTTACAGAGTTTGTAACGAGAATGTGACAGAAATGTTTAAGATTAAAAGTTTATTAGCTAATACAAATACACCAACAAGAGGCAGACCGCCAGCAATAGTCACGCAGCCGCAGACGTTAGAGGAGTGTGCGGCGCTGCTCAAACAGCAGGGCGCAGCCGTTGCCGTCCTGGCTGTGCAGGACCTCCAGGCTTATTGGCTCAAAATCATGTCAGACAATAAAGCCAGCAACAAGGATAGATTAGCAGCGTCTAAGATGTATGCTGACAGTATAGGCGCGTTTGACAAGCAGACGCACGCCAACAAGGGGCCGGCCGTGTATCATTGGGGCGCGGCGGATGATGTGATAGTAGTAAACGATTGTTCAGAAGATGCTACCAAAACATAAACATAGATAGCACTTTTAACATAATCCTTATTATCGGACGTAAAATATTATCCTGCTGCTGCGGCTGTGCTGATGATTCCAGATGCTGGCGGCGTGGCGGATGATGTTAGCGGCAGGTGTTCGCCTGGCATATGTTACGGCCGTTCCTACGTGGCTCATGCGGCAGGCCTACCACGTTTTTGTTTTTGGTTGGGTGTTGGTTCTGGCTTTTGTTTGGCGGCGCTGGCGTTGGTGATTTCCCTGGGTTTTCGCAAAAATTGATTTTGGTTCTTGCCTTTTCCGCTGACATTGAGTGGGGGTGGGGCCCAAAAATTTCGCAGCCGCCGGGGGAGGTAAATACCAAAAATTACCAAAACGATTTTTTCAAGGGGGGTAAACATGGAAAACGTAATACAGATACCATATACTCCACGACCTGCATGGGCGAAGGTGCTGCATAAGGAATTAAGCAGACACCGCTTTGCAGTAATCGTAGCACACCGCCGCTTTGGTAAGACCATCGGAATGGTGAATCACCTTATAAGGGATGCTTTGCAGAGTGACTTAATCAGCCCGCAGTATGCTTTGGTAGGTCCGTTCAGTGCACAGATGGAAATTATTGCATGGGGACCATTGAAGTATTACACAAGCGTCATAGAGGGCATCAAGGTGAATGAAACTAAAAAGTATGTTGAATTCCCCAGTAAAGTACCTGGAGCGCAGGGCGCAAGGATATATATCGTTGGTGCGAATAATCCCGACGCATTGCGCGGTACATATTGGGACGGCGTAATACTTGACGAGTATTCGGATATGAAGCCGGAGATGTGGACGCAGATTATCAGACCTGCGATAGAGAACGGCGACAGAAAAGGCTATTGCTATTTCATCGGTACACCTAAGGGGCAGAACAACTTCTATGAGATGTACAAGAAGGCCAAGACGAATAAGCGTTACTTTGCGTATTTGTCGAACGTGTACGATAGCGGCATCTTAGACGCAAAGAGCATAGAAGAACTGAAAGAGGATATGCCGGAGGTAGAATTCAGACAAGAGTATTTGTGTGACTTTAGCGTATCGGCAATCAACGAGCTTTTCAGCCTGGAGGAACTAGATAAGGCTTTCAGTAGAGAGCTGACAGAAAAGGATGTTCCCTATGATATGCCGCTGGTGCAAGGCGCTGATATAGCGCGCTTTGGCGATGACAGAACGTGCATATGGCGGCGTAAGGGTTTAATGGCATATGCTAAGCCGAGAATCTATAAGAAGCTGAACACGATGCAGACGGCAGATTATATTGCTTTGGCAATGGATGAAAATAAGGCAGATATGACCTTTATAGACGTTGGCAACATGGGTGCTGGCGTAGTCGACAGGTTGAGGCAGATGGGGTACACAGCTTTGCGAGAGATACCATTTCAAGGCGCGGCGATAGAGAATAAGCGTTATGAGAATATCAGAGCAGAGATGTATTTCAAACTGAAAGACTGGATAGAAGATGGCGGAGCTTTGCCGGATGAACCTGGACTAAGAGAAGAGCTTGCAGTCATTCACTATAAGTACTCTAAGAATGGGCGTTTAATACTAACGCCTAAAGAGGAGATAAAAGAAAAGCTAGGGCGTTCACCGGACCTTGCAGACGGCCTGGCACTAACATTTGCAAGGAAGGTTCCGTTAAGGCAATTAGGGTTTGACGATAGAAAGCCTAAAGTGCTGATGTGCAACACAGAATATTCAATTATGGGGGCGATTTAAAAATGGGTGGCATTGCAAAATTATTCGGTGGCGGCAACATGCCGACTATTGAAAAGGTGGACCCGGCACCGACTACCGTTGCGACAAGCAGCGAAGTTGCGACCGGCGGCGACAGTAACAAGAAGAAACGCAGAGGCTTTTCATCTACGCAGACAAGCACTATTGCTAGTGGCGGCGAGGGCGTCCGTAATACTTTAGGCTAAGAGGTAACAGCTTATGAACTTTCAAACGATAGCGGCGAGCAAGCCACAGGGAACACTTCCTAGTGACGGGGTGCCGCTGAAAAAGAACTTGCCAGACCGCCAACGTTTGGTGCGTAAGCTTAAAAGCATGTACGAGGATAGGCGAGATTGGGTAGACAGATGGAAAGAGATAAGAGATTATCAGCTCCCGTTTGTCGGAGAGTTTGACGATACGGCAGACAAGACCAATCCCGCGCGCAGACGTGACTTGAAGATTGTGCATGGCGTAGCGTGGAGAGCGGCACAGGTATTCGCTGCTGGCGTTATGAGCGGACTTACACCGCCGAGCCGTCAGTGGTTCAGATTTGCATACAGACGGCCGGAGCTGAATACGAATGTTGAGGCTATGAAGGTGCTTGACACAAGACAAGAGATTGTATCGAGTGTGCTTGCAAAGAGCAACTTCTATAACAGCATCCATACTGTATATCTGGAATTGCCTTTTGGGCAGTGCCCGATGGCTATATTCTACGACGCAGAAAACGGCGTACGGTTCCAGACAATGACAATCGGTACTTATGCACTTGAAGCAGACGGCTTCGGCAAGGTAACTACGTTCGCAAGGAAGTACGATATGACATTGCAGCAGCTAGCAGACTGCTTCGGCGTAGACGCTTTGCCCGACAATCTGAAAGGACTGTTAGACAATCAGACCAATCTTACTAAGAAGTATAAAGTCTGCTGGATGGTAGAGCCTAACAGTGATAAGCTGCCTGGCTACATGGACAGACTGAATATGCCGTATAGAAGCGTGTACTGGTTGGAAAAGTCAGAGAGTGACGAATACTTGTATGTTGGCGGCTTTGAAGAAGAAGCAGTACCGGTAGCGCGTTATCTTGTCAGCGGCAATGAGGCATACGCAAGAGGTCCTGCGTGGTTTGCAGAAGGCGACAGCAAAATGCTGCAACTGCTGAAAAAAGATTATCTCACAGCAATAGAGTTAAAGATAAAGCCGCCGATGCAAGGCAGTCCAAGCCTTATGAATAACGGCGGTATTAACTTGATGCCTGGCGGTCTAACAGCCGTAGACGACCAGACGCAAGATATGGTAAAGCCTTTGTTCGCAGTTGACCTTGACTTGAAGGACGCACAGGAAGAAATTATTCGCGTTGAGGATGCTATTAAGAGAGCATACAGTGCTGATTTGTTCTTGATGTTAGATAACCTTGATAATAGCCGCATGACTGCTAGAGAGGTTATGGAGAGAACGCAGGAAAAACTGCAACAGCTAGGCCCGGTGGTTGAGCGATTGCAGGATGAATTCTTAACACTGATTCTTCAACGTGTATATAACATCATCGACAGAAGCGGTGGATTCCCACCGGTACCGGAAGAACTACAAGACATTTTGAGTGAAGAGGATGTAGAAGTGGACTATATTTCACCTTTGGCGCAGGCGCAGAAGATGAGCGGACTTGTGAATATCGAACAGGCGATAGCACAGACCGGACAGATGGCGCAAGTATGGCCAGAAGTTACGAAGAAGATTAACCCGTTGGGTGCTATTACAAAATACTTTGAAATGCTTGGCGTGCCTGCAATGGCATTGCGTAGTGATGAAGAAGTACAAGAAATGCTCAAACAAGAGCAGCAGGAAATGCAACGGCAGCAGGAAATGCAGGAAGGCTTGGCAATGGCACAGGCTGCGGCTCCTGCGGCAGAGGCGGCCAAAAATCTTACTGCGGCTGCGAATGATTCCAACCCGGCTATTACAAGCTGGCTAGGCGTGCCGGGAGGTTGGGAATAATGAGCGAGCAGTTTAAATATAAATCCAATACTGGCGATGATAGAAGGCAAGCACTGCTGACAGAGTACATGGTAAGAGAACAGGCAAGAAGGGATAAAGAGGCCCTGCTTGACCTGCTGGGGAGCGAAAGCGGGCGCTGGTTCTTGATGCGTATGCTTGACGCAACCAAAGTAAACTCTATGTGCTTTACCGGCAACAGCAAGACTTTCTATAACGAAGGCCGCCGCGACGTAGGCTTAGGCATTATCAAAAGCATTTTAGCACTTTCAAAAGCATTTTAGCACTTGGGCTGCAAGGAATAGAGCTTAAACAGCAGGCTGAAATGGAGTATGCAGAATTCCAACTAAAGCTACAAGAGCTGGCAGTGGAATATGTAGATAACAACAAGGAGGAATAACTAATGGGCGAGAACGGCGAAAACACAGTTGTGAACGGCGAAGGCGCACAGCAACAGGCTGAACCCAATACCGCGGCACAACAGCAGCAGACAGAACCGGCTACTACTAATGCAACTAATAATACAAGTGCTTCCGGCACTATTGCAGGGAATGGAAGTAATGGGCAAGGCGCACAACAGCAGCCCGACACAGTGAATTATGACTTTGCAGGAGTAGAGATGCCAGAAGGCTATGAGCTTAGTGCTGATGAGCAAGGACGCTTTGTGGATGTTATTAAGGGCATGAACCTTAGCAATGACCAGGCAAGAGCACTTGCAAAGTACGGCACAGAGTATGCAAGCCGTGTAGTGCAAGGCGTGGAACAGCTCCGCGCGCAGGAAATCGCTAAATGGGGCGACGAAGCAAAAACAGCACTGGGCGCAGACTTGGGCAAAGTACAGGGCCTTTGTGATACTGCCTGCCGCAAGTTGGAGGCAATGTATCCGGGCTTGAATGTGCGTGAAGCATTGGAAGTTACCGGCGCAGGCAATCAGATAGCAATCGTGAGAGCATTTGCAAAACTTGGCGAACTGCTTGGCGAGGACCCCGGCTTGGCTGCACAAAACGGCGCACAAGGCTTAAACGCTGCGCAAGGCATTGCAGCAAACATGTACCCGAAAACCGACTGGAGCAGGTACAAATAATTTATTAACTTTTAATTGAAAAACAGGAAGGATGATGAAACTATGGCTACTATTGGTTACTCCCAAACTATGAGTGACTTACGAAAGTATTTAACTCCGCAAGGCGCTATTGACCGCGTTATGGAAGTGCTTAACGAATCCAATCCTATTATGGAAGATATTCGGTGGATGGAAGGCGATTTGCCGATTGGTACTAAAACTACTATTCGTGCCAGCTTGCCTTCTCCATCTATCCGTCGTATTAACCGCGGTACTTCTCCGACTAAAGGCACTGTAAAGCAGCGCATTGATGTATGTATGCACTTGGAGGACCGTTCCTGCGTGGACGTTGAACTGCTTTCCGGCAAGCCGAATCCGCAGGCATTCCGTATGGCAGAGGATGATGCACACGTAGAAGGTATGGGCCAATACGTTGCACGTCAATTCTTGTACGGCAACTTAGATGAAGACCCGGACACTTTCAATGGTATTGCGGTACGCTACAATACTTTGACCGACGGCGGCAAAGGCACTCCAGGACACCAGGTGATTTCCGCTGGTACTCCTGGCACTAACACTAATGCTTCTATCTACTTCGTAGACTGGGGCGACCGCCGTGTAATGGGTGTATATCCTAAAGGCACCCAGGCAGGCTTGAAGACTGAGGACTTGGGCGAAAGTGATGTGTACGACGAGAACAACAAGCCGTTCCGTGCATTGCAGACCTTGTACTCTTGGAAGTGCGGCTTAGCGGTACAAAATGTTCGTTCTATTGTGCGCGTGTGCAATATTGATGTCCAAAAACTTAACTCTTTGACTGACAGTGCGCAACGCGAACTGATGAATAAATTCATCTTCGCAAAGAACCGTCTGCAAGACCCGAAAGCACCAGTTGCGTATGTATCTGACGGCGTATACTCTTGGCTGGAGTGCTATCTGAACAACAAGAACAATGTTCATGTTACCCGTCAAGATTTTATGGACGCGCCGCCTAAACTGTACCTGGCAGGTATCCAGATTAAGAAACTTGACTGCCAAAGCGAAACCGAAGCGGCAGTACAATAACCGGAAGGAGTGAATAACAATGATTTTTGACCAGCAAAATATGTACATGGACAATTCCTTGACCAGCAATGTAATTGCGAACGTTGGCGGCGGTGATGCGGCTGACCCGTTATTTCTTGTTATCACTGCGCCGACCGCCTTAGCTAGCAGCGGCACTATCACTGCGGCGTTGGAAACTTCCGACAGCGAAAGCTTCGGCACTAAAACCGTTGTTGCAACTTATACTCTTGCCGCCAGCAAAAAGGGCATTTTGGTTGCAGCAAAGCTGCCATATGGCATGAAGGCTTTTTCCAGACTGACTGTTACCGGCGCAAGCGGCGGCAAACTGACTGCTGGCTTGACTGAAACTGTTCCGAACTGGCCGGGCTGATTTAGTACTTTAAGGGGAGGGCGAAAGCTCTTCCCTTTTTTAATAATCAAGGAGGAATAGTTAAAAATGCTTAACATTACCGATGTATGTAATATGGCGCTGGCTCATATTGCCAAAGGCCGTATAAGCAATATAGATGAGCAGTCGGAGTTGGCCAGGCAGTGCAAACTGTTTTATGAGCCTACCCGCAAAGAGTTATTAAGAAGCTACACTTGGGGATTTGCAAAGCGCGTGAGCAAGCTTGCAGAACTTAGTATCGAATCTCCGTACTGGTCCCACGTTTACGCCTACCCCGAAAAGTGCCTTGCTGTGCGCAAGATATTTGACGCTGACACCGGCGCAATGATAAGGGCAGGCGAACAGCAGCAGGAAGAGTGGGACTTATATATGGCAAGTGACAACGTGCTTGGTATAGGCTGCAATATCCCTGCTGCGTGGCTTGAATATACCTATGACGTTGACGATGTGGAAATGTTTTCAAGTGATTTTTTGAGCGCGTTTACTCATATGCTGGCGTTTAATATCTGCGTACAACTGTCCGGCAACAGCGGCTTGCAGCAGACACAGTATCAGCTTGCAATGGCGGCATTACAGAAAGCGAAGTATACCACGGCAAGCGAAAAGAAAGAGTTGCCAGACTACCCGAGCAAATACTTTGACGGGAGGGCGTAATTATGGCTAGTGGGTTAACACCTTATTATTTATTGCAGCCTGCGTTTACCGGCGGCGAAATCAGCGCCGAAGTTGCAAACCGCGTCGATTTAGATAAGTATCAGTTTGCGGTCCTGCAAGCCTATAACTGCCTTATCAAGCCGCACGGCCCTATTTATCGCAGACCGGGTATGAAGTATATGGCACGAACAAAATATAGCGATAAAGCGTGCATCCTGGTACCATTCAACGGCGCAGACAGCACCGACTATCTTTTGGAGATTGGCGAGAAATATATAAGAGTGCATAAGAACGGACTTTATATAAACATAGAAGTTATGACACCATACACGGCAGATATGCTGCAAGATTTGAGATTTGTACAAAGCGCAGACACTATGTTTATTGCAAGCGGCAAATATCCCGTGAAACAGCTTGCAAGATATTCAGACACTGACTGGCGCTTTGCTGATTTTGAAATTACGGATATGTATTTCGACGAATCAACCTCACTTGAAAATTATAGCGGCATAAGTTATACAGTGCCTGGCACTTATCAATTTCAGCCGACTGTTACCGGCGAATATCAGATTGATATAGCCGGTGCAGGCGGCGGCGGCGGTGGTGCCGTTACATGGAGAAGGCCCGGAGAACACCAAGTTTATAATTATGCCGCCAAAGGTGGCGACGGCGGCAGTGGTGAACGCATTATAAAAACTCTAACGCTGACCAAAGGCACAAGTTACACGATTACAGTCGGCGGCGGTGGCAGCGGCGGTGCTTATGCTCATAGTGCAGGCAACTACAAAGATACAACAGCTACTAGCGGCACTAAAGGCGCAGACAGTACGGCGTGTGGACTAACAGGCAGAGGCGGCGGCGCAGGTGGTGCTGCCAGTCGCAGGTATGGTAAGGATGGTTATTATTCTAATGCTGGCACGCAGGGCATAACATACGGCGAAGGTGGCGGTGCGGCAGGTGGTGCAGGCGGTACAAGAAAGGGCGGTGTGAGTGGTAAAGCAGGCGCTAATGGTTGGGTAAAGATTTTATATACCGGCAATAAAGAATTGACACCTTCGGGAACTCAAGGTGATATTACCTTATCGAGCAACAAAAACATTTTTACTAACAGCAAGCCGGGTGCGTATATCAAACTTAAACAAGAGATTGCAAGTAAGACTGTATCAACCAGCAACGGCACTACTGAAAGAGTGCGCGTAGGCGAAAATTGGAAGGTTATCAGTCACGGAACCTGGAGCGGCAGCTTTGCTATAGAAAAAAGCGACGATGGCGAAAGCTGGAAGGAATACAGGAAGTATACCTCTAAGGACGATTACAACCCGTCAGAAAGCGGTAGTGTAACAGAGCCGGTATTTTTAAGAGCGGTATGCACTATCAGTAGTGGTACTTGCACTGTTGATTTAACAGCAATGGCCTACAATGCGGAAGGTGTTGTAAAGCTTACCGAAATCGCCAGCGACAGCACGGCAAAAGCTCATGTTGAAAAAGAGTTAGGCTCAACAGATATGACTACTAATTTCTTGTGGGGCGCATGGAGTGAAGAATTCGGGTACCCGCAAACACTTTGCTTTTTCCAGGACAGATTATGTTTTGGCGGTACAAAGAAGCAGCCTTATATGGTGTGGATGAGCAGGACTGGTGACTACGGCAATTTCAGTGTAGAGAAAGCCAGCGGCACTGTTACCGACGATAGCGCAGTAGCACTTGCGTTCGTGAGCCGCAAGCAGTTTAAGATTTTGCATTTGATAGCAAGCACCGATTTAATTGTCTTGACCGCTGGCAACGAATGGACAGTAAGCGGCAGCGATACTGTAACCCCATCTAAGGCTGTACCGAAAATGCAGACTACACGCGGATGCAGCACTGTTGAGCCGCTGATGATTGGCGGCAGAATCGTGTTTGTACAAGGCCGTGGAAGCACTGTAAGGGATATGGCATATAGCTATGAAACAGACAGCTACGGCGGCAATGACTTAACCTTGCTGGCAAAGCATATCATAGAGAATGTACAGATTGTCGACAGTGCATATAAGCAGGAACCCGACAGCACTATATACTTTGTGAGAAGCGACGGTAGCATGGCTTGCTTATCCTACATCATGGAACAAAAAGTATATGCCTGGTCGACGATAGAAACGCAAGGCAAGATTGAAGCTGTGGCGGCAGTGCAGGAAGGCGACGAGGATATTATTTATCTTGTAGTGAAACGAGAGATAAACGGCGTGACGGTACGCAATATTGAGTATCTGGCAAAGAATCCTGCAAAGAGCAATAATCCCGACGATTATATTATGCTTGATAATGCTATTGAGTATAGCACTGCTGAAAAGAGCAGTGGGGAAACAGAGATTGATGCGGCAGAGTTGGCAGGTGAAAAAGTTACTGTTATCGGTGATGGAAGAATGTATAGCGGACTGACAGTAAGCCAGGACGGCACTGTGACGCTCCCGGCGGCCGTACAACACGCTTTTATTGGCTTGCCCTATAGAAGTATCGTGGAACTTCCAAACGTCGAAATTAAGACTGGTGACGGCACTATGCAAGGACGCAAAAAGCAGATTAGTAATTGCATCCTGCGTTTAAGTAATTCTCTTGGCGGCATGGTCGGTCCGGATATAAATACTATGGACTTAATGAACTTTGATGAGCAGAACGCAGTGAGCGATATTAAATTATTTACCGGCGACAAGCATATGACTTTGCCTATTGGCGGCTTTAATAACGAAGGCAGAGTGATTATCGTTACGGATGAGCCATATCCTTTTAACTTGCTGGCGGTAGTGCGGGAGGTGTCTTTCGGTGGCTAAGAAGTGGACAGTTGAAATACTTGATAATAAGTCAAAAGAAAATGTTGTGCCGTTGATTGAAGAACTTATGCAGGATATACGGCCGCATGATAAGGAAGATTTGGAGGCAAGCAGTGACCCGGTATTTGTGCTTATTGGCAGTATCAAGCTTGACGAAGAAACAAGGGTGTACCGTGGTGAGGACGGAAAACTGCTTGCGATATTCGGCAAGGGCACTATGGAATGGGGCGCGCCAGGGCGCGGAATCTGGATGGTAGGCACGAACGAACTTTACAATGGTTACACAAAGAGCCTGCTTTTCAAGGAAGCGAAAAGAGTGCTGAATGAATGGGTACGCAAGCATGGACTGCTGCACAATATCGTCTACGAGAAGAACCGCACTAGCATTAACTATTTAAGACACTTGGGAGCGGTATTTTTGGTAGAGCCTAAAACAGGTTGGGACGGCAAAAAGTTTTATCAGTTTTATATTCCATATAGAGGGGAGCGAGCGTAATGGGTACACTTGGAATCTTAATGGGCCTGCAAACTGTCATGCAGTTAAGCGGACAACATCAGCAGGCCAAACAGCAGGAGCAGGCATATAAAGCGCAGGCGCAGGCTGCACAGCAGAACGCAGCTATTATGAGCCGCCAACGTGAGCAGCAGGCAGAAGCGTATGCGCAGAAGCAAAGCCAACTCAACGATAGAATGAGGCTTGCAAGAGGGCAGGCGCTGGCGGCGGCCGGCAGTAGCGGCCTAACCGACAGCGGCAGTGTCAGTGATATTCTTTCGAGCAGTGAGGACGCTTACAAAAAAGACAGTATGAATCTGTTGCAAAATCAGCGTAACGATGCGTGGAGCACTTATGTAAACGAGGTTAATTATCGCAACCAGGCAAGCGCATATAATGCGGCGGCGAAGAACGCTAAAGCCAACGGCAAAATGCAGATGTTTAGTACGCTTGTAGGTGCGGCGGCGAACGCTTACTCTAAAGGTATGATTGGCGGTAGCAAGGGAACAACTACGGTAAGCAGTGACGATTGGTACGATGCTAACAGTGATTTCAATCTTCCTGCTAGCAATATGAACGGCTTTAATCTTTACAACCAGGCAAAGAAGAATAACCCGTTCATGGACAATACAGGCTTTACTAAATGGAGCTGGTAAGGGAGGTACAGTATGAAGATTGCAGGTTATCAAGGCAGCGTCAATTTAGGTACCGGTGGCGGTGCGACTGTCAAGGTATCGAGTGACCTTAACGCTTATGGCAGCGGCGGCAAAGGACTTGCCGCTATTGCCGGTGCCGCCAACAAATGGGCGGTAGCAGTAGAAGCGCAACAGGAAGATGAGGACAAACAGTCCATTCTTAATGCTATGGATATATTTAATAAGAGCCGCTATAACATCATGTACAACGATGAAAGCGGCCTTATGAATACGAAATTAGAAGGCACTGCCGGTGCAGGCGCAAGCTACACAGAGCAAATAAATAAAGCAAGGCAGGATGTATTAAGTAATACCAAACTGCACAGCCAAAAGAATCAGCTTGCATTAGACCATTTAATGTATCAGAGCGCACAGCAAGGCTTCCAGACTGTCGACCAATACGAGCAGAAGCAAAAAGAAGCAGTCACTGATTTACGCTATGACAATAATATTCAGAACTCCTGCGAGTTTGTACAGAAGAACTGGAATAATCCGCAGGCACTGCAAGATGAGATTATTCGTACACAGTTACTGACAAGTGCTATATATGGCAAGCGTGGCGCAGAGTTTATCGAATCTAAGAGCAGAGCCAACATTGGGCAGGTGGTAGCAAGTGCCGTCGGTGCAAGCATCACCAACGAAGATTATGGCACTATGCGTAACATCATGGATAAGTACGGTAGTTATCTGACTGCCAATCAGCGAGCTGCTTTTGAGAAGGTGGCATACGATAAAGAGAGCAGCGCTTTTGAAAGAAATACTGCTAAAGACTTGTATGCTAAATATGGCGACAATGAAGAAGCGGTACGCAAAGAACTTGAAGGCATGAAAGGATTTAGCGGCGGCGAAAGCGGTAATGATTTTGAGAATTTGCTAACTTCTTTCGGTATTCAAGAGAGCGAGGGCAGCGGTGGCTATAACGCCAAGAATGCCCGTACAGGCGCAAGCGGCAAATATCAGATTTTGCCTAGTAACTGGCCTAGCTGGAGTCAAGAAGCAGGCTTGCCAGCAGGTGCGGAAATGACACCGGAAAATCAAGAGATTGTCGCACGCTTTAAGTTAAAACAATACTATGATAAATACGGTGCAGCAGGTGCAGCGGTAGCATGGTATAGCGGAGAAACTAATGCGCAACGCTGGGTAAGTGGTAAAACAACGGATGTATGGGGGAATACTTGGGACACACCGCAGCATGGGAATGAGCCTAGTATCAAAGAATACGCAGAGAGTGTTACCAACAGAGCGGGAAGCGTGCGCAGCACTCACAACATGAGCCAGGATGAGCAAGACCGCATTATGAAGCAGTACCGCATTATTAAGGCAGACCATGACAGAATAGAAACTTATAAGAAAAACAAACTTTTTGAAGGAATAAAGAATGAGATATTTGCTATGTTTGGTAACGGCACAAGCTACAGTGAAGCTATGGCGTGGGCTACTAACCAGGCAGGCAGTGACCCAGATAAGTACGTAACGTATCGTAATGCGGTGACGGCAATATACGGACCACAAGGCAGAAGCGGAAGCGGCGGTAGCGGTGGAAGCAGTAATGGAAAACTTGATGATGATGCAATAGGCGTACTGGAAGATATGCTGCAAGAAGGCAAGTTTGCTAGCATCGACCAATTTTTAGCATACGCTGCTAACAAAGGTGCATCGTCTGCACAGCGCGGGAAGTTAGAAAAAATATACAACGATTGGTATAACGGGACAGGCGAATTTGCTTTTGATATGGAAGGTCTTGTACAACAAGTCGCAGGCAAAAATGCCGATGCTCTGTATAAGAAAAAAATCCAAAACTACGGGCGGCAATGGGTGCGCGCTTATCGCGCAAAAAATCACGGCATGAATCCGGGTGAAACGGAGCTGTTGGAAGCCTTGCAAAACTGCGTAACAACTAAGGTTTACGGCAGCTATGTTACCGAAAAACATTCATTCTGGTTTGACAGTACAGAAGATATAAAAGCAAGTGACGCAGATTTAATTGCACGTGGTATCGCAAGCGTAACTAAAACGGGCGATGATTGGTACGATGTTAAATGGTTAGATGGCACATCGGGCAAAATAAACGGTGCATATCTGGCAAAGTTACTGAAAGGAGATTACTAAATGGCTAATGAACCTTTAGACGAATTCGACCGCAGATTAAAGGCAAAAAAGGAATATGCTAATTATGGCTTTATTGCTGATATTGACAGCGGCTTGTCACCTGCTGAAACTCTAGGCTATTATGACCTGCAAAAAATGAGCGACGATGAGTACAATAAGTTTTCGCAGGCAGTACAGAGCAATAGCTCACCGACGATTGATACTAGCAGCATTATCAACGACGATAAGCCGGGCATAGGCACTGCCGTAATGAACGGCCTTAAAGGTTCGGTGCGTGGCTTATTCGGTGCGGCTAAAGCGGCCGTTGACGCTAATATTGAAGCTCATAAGGGTGACAAGAATGTTGTTAAAGAGTATGACCAATCAGAGAACATCAGCAAGGCTTTAGGCTATGTCACCGATGAGATTTTGAAGCGCGAAGAAGTTAAGGCTGATACGGCGACTGGGCAACTTGGTTATGATTTGGCTGAAAACGCTATTCAGCTTTTAGCTCAGCTTGCGCTGACTAAAGGTGTAGGCGCTGCCGGTGCAACTGCAAAAACTGTACACGCTATCAGTATGCTTTACAATGGCGCCAACATCAGCGGCGAACAATATCTGCGACTGCGCAAAGAGGGCGTAAACGCAACCAGAGCAGCGGAGGCTGGCTTGATGAACGCAATCCCGCAGGCAGTATTAGAAGAACTGCCGCTTGGCAGGCTGCTTAAAAAGATGCCTGCCGGTAGCGGACTGAAAACTAAGATATGGGAAGTTACCAAACGTGGCCTTGAAGAAGGTGTTACCGAAGCATTGCAGGAATTCCCGGAACAGGCTACGGACTTATGGGCAAAGAACCCCGGCGCAAGCACTGCCAAACTTGCAGAGAAGTGGGGCGAGAACTGGCAGCAGAACTTGAAGGAAGCAGGATATAGCGGCCTTATTGGTGCTATTCTTGGCGGTAGTGTTAGCGGCGTAAGCGTTGCAGTTGACAGCGTTGTTGAGCACGTCGCATTAAAAGCTAACGAAGAACGTAAGGCGAAGTTAGTAGCGGATGCTGAACGAATCAAAGAAACAGGCATTAACCCGGAGCGTGCGGCGGCTACAATCGAAGCGAACAATCCAAACTTTGAGGACGATACTGTTACTGTATCAGCGCAGGACTTGGAAGGCTACAAGCAGACAAGCAGTAATAACAAACTTTTTGAGGAATTAGGAATTACCGAAGAAGAACTCGGAGCGGCTGCGGAGCTTGGGCAGGATATAGACATTAGCCGTGGCAAGTTTACGGCGGCTATGGCTAAAGACAATGCGCTGTTTGAAGCTACGAAAGACAATATGTACTTTGACAGCAACGGCGAATTGTCGGACGGCGGCGCAAAGACACGCAAAGAACTGCGAGAAGGCTATAACTTAACCAGGCAGGCAAGCGCGGAGCTTGACACAGAACTTGACGCTATTGTTGGTAGCGCTACTAAAGCAGGTATGAATAAATCTCATGCCGGTAATTTGCGTTTAGTATTGGAGAGCCGCGCGCTTATTGCAGACCCCGAAAATCCTGCTGCGTGGCTGCAAAAGAATAAGCTGCGCTTTGAAGATGGCGGCAAAGCTAAACAAAAGAATGGCTGGTTTAGCAAGGGAGGAGTGCTTAAAAAAGAGCAATTCTATACTACTAATATTACCGGAAATGAGATGGGACACTATTCAGATTTGAAGAGCTTGCAGAAAAAGGCTTTTGCATGGTATAGGGACAACTTGCAAGGCACGAGCGTTCATAATGGTGTATTGGGTGATATTAGAATAGATAAAGGGTATCAAGAAAATAATATTAAATTTGGCACAAGTGGCAGAAAGAAAATGGAACACACTTCCGCTAAAAAAGAAAAACTTTTTGCATTGCGCTATTTACGTGAAATTATGGAGAATGGTAATTTCGTTACAGAATCTGCGCCGCAAAAAGAAAAACATTCAGACGAGAATTTTTATTATATTCATTCTGCACTGAATGTTAATGGTGAAAAACGTTATGTAGTTGTTACAGTAAGAGAACATAATGATAAATCATTATCATATTATAATCATAATGTTTTTAACGAAAGTGAGTATAAAAAAATAGAGGACGCGTTCAAGCCCTCGGGTTCCGAGCAATTCAAGGCTCAGCCCAGTATCTCAAACAAAACGCCCTCTTTTGCTGATAGTGTATCACAAAAAGCAGATAATTACAAGCAACAAAAAATTGTCAATGGTACACTGAAAGATAAGGGTATGTTTTCCCCGGCGGAAGATGGTTCTTATATTATCACTCTTTTCAAGGGTGCGGATGCAAGTACGGTTATCCATGAAACAGGACACTATTTTGTGGAAACTATGATTAACGAAGCATTGGCAGACCCCAGCAACACAAGACTAAACGCTGATGCGAAAAAACTCATGGAGTATGCAGGCATTGATGCTGAAACATGGGCAAGCGGTGACGTTGAAGCAAAGAGAGCCGGGCATGAAAAGCTGGCAGAAGCATTTGAAACCTACATCATGGAAGGCAAAGCGCCTAGTGTTGGCTTGCGCGGAGTGTTCCAGAGATTCGCTAATTGGTTATCAGCTATTTATAGTAAGATAGCAAGAAGCGAAAATGCGGCAGAATTAACGCCGGAAGTACGGCAGGTATTCGACAGAATGTTGGCGTGCCGTGAAGAAATTGAAGTTATGGCACGCATGGAGGGCATATTCGGCGGCTTGCCGGAGAATATAACTTCCAAGTTATCAGACCAAAACAAAAAGACCTTGCAGGATAAAATCTTGAAGGCTAAAGACAAGGCCGTGGATATTCTGACAAGACGGGCAATGGCTGATTTCAGTGCAAAGCGCAGAGCCGAAAAAGCAGCGTTCGTCGAAGAAATACGGCCGCAGATTGAGCAGGCAGTAGCGCAAGAACTTGTCAATCGTGCAAGAGTGCAAGTCGGGCAGGAATTCGGGCAAGAATCAAAGCTTGCCAATCCTGCAATTATAGCAAGAAAGTACAGGCACGTTTTAGGAAGCATACTGCCAAACTATAATGATATGCTGAACGATACCAATGCCAGCATTGACGATATACTCAATCCGATAGTTGAGTATCTGCAAGCAGAAGTCGACACATACGGCACACTTTCTAAAGAGCGTATTGCAAACGCTGAAGACATGCTCGTTGCTATGTTCAGCAAGTCAAGACAAAAAACAGTAACCAATCCTACATTCGTTGTTGATGAGCACGGTATGGCTCATGCTAACTTTAGGCAGAAAATCAACGAATGGGAAACAATCGAAGCTAATCCGCGTAGGCTTGCAAGAAAATACATTTATGGCAATGAACGCATAAACTATAATGAATTATTAAAAGATACAAACGGAGCTATTGATGATATTTTAAATCCGATTGCTAACAGAATAGAAAGTGAGCTTGCGGAATATCAAGATACAGTCAAGAGTGAGCGTGCGTTTTTTATCAATGGCAAGTGGGGCTACTTCGCCGCAACAAACAGAACAGAAGGCAAGTATGCGAATGATTTTGCAGGCATACCGGACCAGAGCGCAGTCTTGGTTGACTTCGGCGAGATAGGCAAGGACGGAAAACGTCATTGGACTAAGCGAGCTTTAGAGCAAGCGGATATTGAAGGCCTTGTATTCCATGAAGCAGGCGACAGTATTCGTAATGTCAACTGGGTGTCAAGATACGTTCATGACTACGGCGGCAGCGTAAGCGACTTGACCAGCAAAAAAGGACGCAGAAAAATTGCCGAAAAGATTGCAAGAGGCGAAGACATAGCGGACTACTACGATTTGCGTAGCACTGGTTTAGATTATGGTGATGCCGAAATTAAGGCAGACTTTAAACATATTGTCGATGAACTGGACAGACTGCAAGCGTTGAAGCATAGACTTGAAACAGACCCCGAAGGTGTCGACCTGGTAAAAGAAAGTAAGCGCAACCAATTATCGCAGGAGCAGAAAGAACTCTTTGACCAGATAGCAGAGGAAAACGGCTATGCCAGCGGCTACGAAATGGCAAGGGAGATTGTCGAAGGTTATACCGTCAATGAGAATGAAGGTAGTGACGTGCAGGATAACTGGGCGAGAAACTACATTCGTAATGGCGGTGACAGGGCAAAACTCAAAAGCGAAGAAGGCTTGAAAGAGATTGCCGAAACTTTGGTAGAGGGTGAACAGCTTACAGAGCTTAACGAGCTTAAAGCCTTGAAGCATGAGCTTGAAACTAATCCAGATAAAGTTGACCTTGTGGAGATGAGCAAAAAGCGTGCCTTGTCTAACGAGCAGAGAGAACTGTTTGACTGGGTGGCTGACAGCTTAGGCTATGACAGCGGTGACGCTATGGCGCAGGATATCTTGACTTCGCCGAGTGAAAGAGCTATGGTACGTCAAGAGATTGACAAGGCCGTGAACCGCAGATTCCCCGACTTCATGCAGGAGCGTGAGCAGGCAAGAGAAGCGGCAAGGGAAGCACTCTATAATGACGAAAGCGGCGAAGTAGTGGCACTTGAACAACAGCTTATTGATGAAGCACTCAATGAAATAAGCGACAAGGATATTAAGCAAAAAGAGCGCGAGAATATTGCTAAAGTGCGTAAGCAGAACGCAGATAACTTTGCTAAACGCTATATCCAGACTTTGCCCGCAGGTGAGGTTATGAAGCCGAGAAGATTTGCTATGGCAGAACGCAGAGCGGCGGCTAATGCAAATAAGGCTGCTAAAGCTGGCCTTTTGGAAGAAGCGGCTATGTATAAGCAGCAGCAGATGATTAACCACGCTTTGTATCGTGAAGCAGTCAAGGCAAAACACAAGATTGAAAGCGCAAGAAAGTACGTCAGAAAGCAGATGCACAGCAAGAAAGAAGTATGGGGAACAGAGCAGCACTTCTTCCAGATGTGCGCATTGCTGGAGCGTATGGGCTATCACCGCAAGGACTTTAACACCAACGGCAGAGAAGTGCAGCCGCTTAGCGATTACATTGCAGAGATGCAGGCAAAGTACGGTGACGAAATTATTTCTATGCCGGAGTTTGTTTTGAACCCGAATAATGATTTGACCAATGCACCGCAGCTTAGCCTTGCGAACTATATGGACGTTATCGACGCACTGAAAAACATTCGTGCTATTGCAAAGCAGGATACGCAGATGAACAAAATCGCCGCCGGTGAAGCCTTTGAACAGGTTAAGGCTGACACGATAGCGCACCTGCAAGAATTGCCGGTAGAGTATGAGGCGGAGATTGGCAGCGACAGCAAAAAGAGCCTGCGTAAGCGAATTGTCGAATGGCCTAAAAACTTCATGGCTACGCTGCGTAATGCTGATAACTTCTTCTTGATGATGGATAATTGGACAGAAGGTTATTTTACTAGGGAATTTTACAACAAAATCAACCATTGCGCAGATATGGAAAGCACGATGCTTGAAGGTTATCAGAAGGAGCTTACAGATGCTTTGCAGAAATGGGAGCCAGACAAAGAAACCGGCATTGCGCACGATAAAAGAATTTACTACGAAGAACTTGGCGGCAGTGCAGATAAGCATGCTTTGATTGCTATGCTGTGCAACCTGGGCAGTGATAGTAATGCTGCAAGGCTGTGTTCGCAAAAACCGGTAGGCGTAAAGAATTCTGATATATGGGTGGAAGAATCGGAGCTTATAGGCAAAGAAGAAGCAATGCTGCAAACCAAACAAAACCTTATAGAGTTTTTGTGCAAGCATCTGACTAAAGCAGATATTGCCTATGCCCAGGCGCGTATCAATGCAGCAAGTAAATTCTGGCCTATGCTGGCAGAAGTCAACCGCAGAACAAAAGGCTTTGAGCCGCCGAAGATTGAAGCGTCGCCGCTGGTGATGAAGCTTGCAAGCGGTGAAAGCGTGGTATTTGAAGGTGGTTACTTCCCGTTGGAGCGTGATACACGTACCGGCAGTATGCCCGGTAAATTCGACAGAATCGACAGTACCGAAGAAGGCAGCAGACCGCCGCAGCGGACTTTGGCTACTAATACCGGTTCCAGCAAGGCGCGTACTGGCGGCAAGTATCCCGTCGACTTATCGCGCGGCAGTGAGGTTACGGCGGTGAAAAGCACTATTCATGATATTTGTTATCGTGAAACAATGCTTGATTTCAGAAAGATACTGAACGATGAGGATATTTACCGCAACATGGTTGAGCGTTTAGGCGATACCAACGTAAGACTTTTGAGAGAGTTTTTGCAGGCTTGCGCTAATCCGTACGGCAATAAAACAGCATATATGGCAGAGAATCTGTTTACGAAAGCCGCCAACGCTTTACGTAATATCGCAACAAATACGGCTATTATGCTTAACTTCAAAACGGCAATGCAGAACTTTTCTAACATCCTGCTATATGGTAATAGTGTAGAAGGCTTTACTCATGCCGACGCTTTCAGAGCCTTGTACCGTGGCTTTACAGGTGAAGGCAGGACAGAAGTAGATGCGATTTGTGCAAAAAGCGTGTTTATGCGTGAACGCATGGAAGTACCAGACGTTACATTGAGAGATATTCAGAATCGTTCCGACCTTAACTCAATTGAGAAAAAGACGCTGAAATATGGTGCAATGCTGTTAGGCTACACTGATATGATGACTGCAAAGCCGGTATTTGCAGAAGCATACATGAAGAAAATCAACGAAGGCAAGACGGAGCAGGAAGCACTAGACTTTGCGAACGCTGTTATTCGGCGCACGTTAGGCAGCAGCCGAATTCATGATGTATCAAGTCTGCAACGTGGCAGCGGCTTATTCAGACTGTTTACGATGTTCCAGGGATTTTTCAACACACAGTTTAACCAATGGGACAGAGAAGCACATATCGCCAAAAGGTTATGGAATAGCGGCGAGAAAAAAGAAATGGCTGAACGGCTGATTGCTTTCGTTACCGCTAAATGGTTAGGCGTATGCTTGCTGAACGTAGCTATTGCAGAGCTTTCTTTGACCGCGCCTTTTGAGAAAGACAAAAAAGACGATTGGAATAATCTTGCAAAAGAGCTTATCAACTACCCGTTGTCTATGGGCGGTCCCGTCGGGCAAGCGGCGAACGTTGGTGTACAGAACTTGCTAGGTATGAGGAACTACGGCTACAGACTGACTGCGGCGCAAGGCTTGATTGACAGAGGCTTTACTGTTGCAAGACGCTTGAACGACGTTGCGGAAGGCAAGAAAGAACCCGGCGAGTTAATAGAACAAGCAGCATATGTCGGCGGCGCATATCTTGGTATTCCCAGTGGTATCTTTAATATCATATTCAACGGCATAGATATTGCTGCTGATGATATGGACTTTGAGCTGCAAGACATTTACAAACGCAGGCCAAAAAGCGAACGCAAAAAAGATTGACAAAAATTTCACAAAGTAGCATAGATACGAACCTTTGAAAATGAATGTATAATTAGTTAAAGTGATTTTATTAAAAGTAGATATATTTTTATATATCTACTTTTTCTTTTGGCAAAATAATAAAAGGAGGGGAGCTATCATGATTGCTCATGTAGATAACAGAATCACATATAACGGCAATGGAAATGCAACAGAGTTTGCGTATCAGTTTAAAATTTTAGACCGAACAGACATTAAAGTTATGCTGACAGACGCAGACGGCAAAGAAAAACTGCTGACTAAAGATTATTATGTTGATGTTGAAAAAAGCGTTGTACGTTATCCAGGTTACGCAGTTGGCGCTGAAGTGCCGGAGAGCGAAAGACCGGCGGTATTGCCGACGGGCTGGAAACTGACGATTTACAGGGAAGTGCCGGTGACGCAGGAAACAGACTTGCCCGACCAATATCCTTTTAACCAGGTTGAGGCTATTGGTGACAAATTGACGATGATTGCGCAACAGCTTACCGATACTACCGGCAGAAGTTTGAAAATCGGTGTAAGCAAAAGTACTGATATTGATACTGTAATCCCGTGGGAGAACGGCAAAAGCTTTAGAATTAGTGACGATGGAAAAACTCTTGAATTGTCGGAAGACCCGGCAAAGGTTTTGCCATTGGCGCAAGGTGTTTACGCGCAGACTCAAGCACAAGCACAGAGTGCCGCTGCAAGCGCAACTGCGGCAGCAAAGAGTGAAGATAGTGCATTCGAATCAGCAGGCGTAGCAGGTAACAGCGCACAGTATGCGAGTGCATCTGCTGCAAGCGCTGCTGAAAATGCGGAGCTGACGAGTGGTTATAAGCAGGAGGCATTAACCGCCAAGGCTGACGCTACGGCATCTGCAACCAACGCAAAGGCAAGCGAAGCCAATGCCAAAATTAGCGAAAACAACGCAGAAGCCAGCAAGGAAGCGGCACAGTCTGCTGCTACTACTGCTAGTAACTTTGCAAACGCTTCAAGAAGTAGTGCAAACGAAGCACGAACTTACAGGGACAATGCTAAGAATTATAGTGAAAATGTTAATGTATTTATTCCTAGTGTGTCCTCTGCTGGTGTGTTAAGCTGGACGAATAAAGCTGGTCTGACCAATCCTGCAAGTGTGAACATCAAGGGTGCAAAAGGTGCTACAGGTGCTGCTGCATCTATCAAGATTGGTAGGGTAACTACAGGGGAAGCAGGGAGTAATGCAAGTGTTACCAATAGTGGTACTGCTAGTAATGTTGTGTTGAACTTTACGTTACCTAGAGGTAACGATGGTAAAGATGGCAAAGATGGTGGCATTACTGTTGATGCTGAATTGAATGATACATCTACGAACCCTATTCAGAACAAGGCTGTTAATACTGCTATCAACACTGTAAAAAACAACATGACACAAGGGTTTCAAACTGTTACTGCTAGTATTCCTACCAAGGTATCTGCTTTGGAGAACGATGCTGGCTATCTGACGCAACATCAGTCACTTGATGATTATGCTAAAAAGAATACTGCTAACACATGGAGTGCACAACAAAGCTTTAAGCAAGTGCTATTGGGAGCTGAAAGATACCTTTCTCCTGTGGTGAGCGGTTCAAGTAATACGCCTCAAATGCCCGTAATGCACTATATAGCAACAGGGGCATTTACCCTTAGCCTTTTAAAAATTGCGGCTAGTTTAGAAGTTAGAAATTCTACTGTGTTTACTGCGTATATTGAGTCCTCTGCTGACTACTCACTGACTATTACTGATGCAGGAACGCTTAAATACATAGGTTCTGCGTCTGACGTAGCTATTACAAGTGCAGGACTACTGTTGAATATTATGATGCTCAAAGATGCTAGTGGTAATTTGACTAGTATTGTACAAGCTAGTAAGTTAGAAGGTGGCGCATAATGGGACTTAATAGAATGATGATGGGAAAAGGTGAAGTAAAGGTTGAAGATGGTAGCAAGACGTGGAGTTATGAGGAGGCAAATAATAAAACAATAACTTTTACTGTTCCACCAGGGGTTAAAAGAATCAAAGTGTTTGCAGAAGTTGATTCGGCTGAAGGTACCCCGCACGATTCTAGTGATGCTTCTATAGAAAATAAAATGACTAATAAAACATGGGGCGAAGGTTTCTCACGCTCTGATGAAAACGGAGAACTCTATGAGCATCAAGTTATTGATTCCATTGTAGGCGTAACCCCAAATAAAACCTATACATTGCTGTTTAATTGCTATTATACAAGTGGTGTAACTTTTTCATGGGGTAAAGCAATAAATGCGATGACACCTACAGTTGAAGATTATTAAGTAAAGGAGAAACAAAATGCAGACAAAATATAAATACAAAGACAAAACATATACAAACATCTACCCTTTATCAGAAGCCTTAGGCAAAGAGGGTATTTTCATCCCGCTATCAATCAGCGATGAATCCTTAGCAGAATTAAATGTTACTGTTACTCACGAAGAAGAACCTTTAGAAGTGATTAAGCAACGTAAGACTGCGGAGCTTAAATATCAGCGTGATAAAGCTGAGGTTGAGCCTATTGGCTACCAGGGCTACTCTTTTGACTATGACGATAAAGCACGTGATAGAATCAGTGCTGCAATTATTGCACTGGAGCTGCAAGGCGAGGGAGCTACAATAGAGTGGACCACGGCAGATAATGCCGATACGCCAGTGACGGCTAACGATTTGAAGATGATTATTGCTGCCGTGGCGGTACGCTCAAACAAACTGCATACTGCTTACCGTGTATCAAAAGAAAAAGTTGAGGCAGCGACTACGGCAGCAGATGTAGAAGCCGTGATACTTAAAGTTTAATTATAGGGGTGTAGCAGATGATAGAACAATCTTTAGATGCGGCGTTGAACTCCGTGATTAACGTTGTGTTCGGTGGCGTAATAACGCTGCTAATTACCATGTACCGCCAAAAGAAAAAAGAAAATGACGCGCTGAAAGCGGGGCTGCAAGCGTTGCTCCGTGACAGAATAATCCAGGCATATAATCACTACGTCCAGGATAAAGGCTGGATACCAATCTATGCCAAGGAAAGCATCGACGCTTGCTACAAAAGTTATGAGGCGCTGGGCGACAATGGCGTGATTGACAGTCTGATGGAGCAGTTAAATGAACTGCCTAACTATGATTTAAAAGAACATGATGAAAAATGTAAGGAGTGTAAGTGTCATGCGTAAAATAATTAATATGTTAAAGAAGAACGACAACGCTTACAGCGTAGGCAGAATCTGCGCTGTGATTGGCTTTGTTGTTTGGGTATTGGTTACACTATGGCTTGCTTTTTTTGCCAAGACCTGGAGCGGCTACGAGAGTTGTACGCTTGGTATGGTTACACTGCTGCTTGTACAGTTAGGCAATAAGGCTATTGAAACAAGAATGTTTAAGGTGAAAAGTGAGGAGCGGAACGATGAGCGATTGGAATAAAGCATTAGCGACAGAGATTGCAAAAGGATTGATTAATACAGGAATTGAAGGTGGCTATGACAGCGTGGCGAAGTCTACGGCTTATGCTTATCCGTCAATCGGCGTGTCACAATGGGAAGGCAACAGAGCCGATGAGCTTTTGAGAGCTATTCCCGGCGGCGCAGAATATGCAGGCCGCACTTACATTGATATTAAAGCAAGCGGCGAACTGCCGATGCTGAAAGAGCTTTTGAGAAGTGAAGCAGGACAGCAGGCACAGTTGGAACAACTTTCTCGTGACTGTTTGCAATACATTGAAGTCTTGCAGCAAGTGCCGACGCTTGACGATACTAGATGTATCATCTACGCTGGTATGTGGTGTCCTACATCAACCTACGTCGTAAAGCGGTTTTTAGAGAATCGTTTTGAGCGCGTTAACCTGCGCAGCCTTGAAGCGTTGAACAAGCTGTTCAAAAATTATTACTGGATAGCTGCCGACGTTGGCGAGATGTACCGCATTGGTTATGCCAACAGAGCAGAAGCAACATATCAGTATGTTGCTGGTATTGATTTGACTACACCTTACGGCATCCCTGCCTATGGTGAAGCTGGCAATGGAAGATAAGGAGGAAATCAAAATGAAAAAGTATATTGGTTGCAAATGTGTAGAAGCAGAACCGTGTAAAGCATGGAAAGAAATGGGCACTCACAAAATCGGTGAAGACGGCTATAGGGTTGCTTATCCCGACGGCTATGTTACATGGTCTCCGAAAGATGTTTTTGAAGCGGCATATGTTGAAACTCCCGAAAGTGTTACACAAGATGTTTTGCGTGATTGTACGAAGCAGATTGTTTTTGGAGTGGTAGTTGCCGGGGCCTTAGAAAACTTGAAATAATAGGAGGTGAAATCATGGAAGAATTAAAAGCTTTTGTTGCTGACAAGAAATTTTTAGTAGGCCTTGTGTTGGGCTTTGCTCTCGGTGCGCTGCATTATTACTTTGCTCTCTAATCTGAATATCTAACTACAAGAAGGCGCAAATTGCACAAAAATACTTCGCCTATGAGTGCTTTGAAATTAGCACCGCTTACGATTTATCCTGCGGCGAGCTAAAGCCGCTTGTAGGCGAAGTTTGTGCGTCTGATGCAATTTATAATGTTTTACAAATACAGGTATTTATATGAGGTAATAATGAAAGATGAAACAAGACGTAAGATTGATAAAGCTGTTAAGATTAGTCTTATTGTTGCTGGTCTTTTGCTTATCTGTAATGACGTGTACTGGCGTTGGCACGGCGGAAGCGGCACCCAAGCAAATAACGCTGTCAATCGAACAGTGGAATCAATTCAAAAATCAAACAAATCTGCTGGAAGCGAAATTGAATCTAGCAGACGAGAAATTGAAACAGCAGAAAAACACGTCAACAGAACTGCTGACGCAATTAAGCGAAGCGAAGAAACAGCTCGCTCTAACGCAAGAAGCACTGACGAACTCCAAGCGCTCATTAGTGAATGCAAAGGAATCGTTGAAGCGCAGCGAGAACTTATACGAGAAGTTGAAGCTGCAAATGGAATCGGAACGCCAGAAGGCAAAGAGGGTTAAGCACCAGCGGAACTTATATGCTGGTTGCGTAATCTTCGCAGTTGTTTATGCAGCTGCGAAATAAAAATACGGATGGTGAAATGATGGAAGAAAAGGAACTAGTCCCCGCCGGTCTAGTAACAATGTTGCTGACCGGTTATCTTAGAACAATTTATATTATGGCAGCAGGCTGGGTATTGACTACAGTTGCGTTGCTTGGGTACATATTTCTGAGTAGGTGATAACAACATGAATGAGATGCTACGAAAGACGCGCGAATGGCTGAACTGTTCAACGCGACGTTCTTTCAGTGCGGTTCTCCATGAAGCAAAAATTACGCCGCGTCAGATGCAGATTTGCGAGCTAAAATTTGTAAAAGGCTTGACCAATTACCAGATAGCAGCAGAGCTGAATGTATCTGACAAGACAATAGAAAAGGAATTAAACCGTGCTTATAAAAGCATTACAAATGTTTTAAAATCCCTCTAATCAGCCGCCCTGTTTCGGGGCGGCTTTTTACTTGCCGAAAATAGGGAAAGCATAGGGAATATCAAGGGAACATTTTTTCTCTGCTGCCTTATAATAAATTCATAAGGAGTGAGCGGCTATGAATATCACGGAACAAAAAACTACAAGTATCAACGTGCAGCAGCCACAGCAATTCTTGGCGCAGCTCGAAGGACAGAACATCTACCAGCTTAACGGCTTTGGCTTTGGCAATAGTAACCGCGTGCAGGTTGGCGTGAGTCTGCAAGCCTATAACGAGCTAAAGGGAATGTGTCAGCAGTATTATGACAAGCTTGTGGAAGTTGGCGTTATCCAAAAAGAAAAAACGCCTGCGGAGTTGCAGGCTGAACAAGCACAGATGATGGCTAATATGTTGGCTGTCGTGAAGGATTTAAAGGCAGAAGTGGAGGCGCTAAAAAATGAACGTAGGAACAATAGCGAAGTGGTTGAATCTGCCGCCGGAGAAGCAGACAGCACTTGAAAAGGCGTGGGAGGTAGCTAGTGTAGCGGCGCAAGGAGTTAGCAGCAGAGAGGACGCTATGCGCGTTCTGGCAGAGAAGAATATCGGCGCTGATATTCTTGATAAGGCCGCAGGCTATTTGAATAACCCAATCGCCAGCGTAGCGGCTCAGGCTATGGGTATCAACCTTGATAAGATGAGGCAAGACATTAACAGCCTGCGTGGTGCGACGGGCGCTGCATTTAATGCGTTGCCGCCACAACAACAGCAGCAGGCTAGTAGCTTAGATGCGCAAATGGATGCGCTCCGTAAAGGATTGCAACAGCTCAAATGAGCTGAGGTAATAAAACGTTCAAGGAAAGGAGATAAGTACCATGAACGAAAATATGACTATTTCTAATTTCAGCGGCTGGGGTATCGTTATTTTCTTCGTTATCATCATTGCTGCTTTTGCCTGGTTCGTGCGTGACGGCCGCGGCGACCGCTATCCGGGTTATGGCTGCGCCGCAGTTACGAACTGCCAGGTGGAACGTCAAGGCTTGGTTAGCGCGGCGGAGACGAACTACCGCATTATCGACGAATCGCGCAATACTCGCGACGCACTGAGCGCACAGATGAGGGCACAGTGGGATGCACAACAGGGTGAGAAAATCTTTGATTTGAAAATTAACGCACTGGCTATGCAGAACGAATCTAATCTGAAGCTCATGCAGAAGGATGCTACCATTGAGCGCATGACTTTGGCGGCTAATCTGGATGCTAAGCTGAACGCTCTTGCAGCAGCTATCGGCAACATCAATTGCCAGATGCTGAAGAAGCCGGAAGTTACCGGCGTTGGCGTATGCTGCCCGCCGCAGGCTATCTTAAACGGTCTTGGCTTGCAGAATCTTGCACAGTTACAAGGCTGCCAGACTGCAATGTAATTCCGTCCTAACGGCGGCACGGGGACGGAGCAATCCGTCCCCTTTTCTTATATGCGGAGGTATAGCGATATGAAACGGGACGAATCTAATCTTGTTAGTTTGCTTATTGGTATAGGCATAGGCTGGCTAGGCTTTACCGCAGACGGCCAGCAAGTAGTACGGAACGTACTGCACACGGTAAAAACGAAGTATCAAGTCGTTGGCACTAAGGAAAAGAAAGAAGGGAACGAAGATGTTAAAGAATCCGAATAACTGTCATTATAAATCTAGCCTTGATGTGGCTGCTACTAATCAAGCAATTTTAGCTGATGGCCTTATCAATTTTGATATTATCAATACCAATACTGGTGTGAGTATCGACTATTCTACAGGCAAGGTTGTAACCTTAAAGCAACCCGGACTGTATCACGTTGACCTGCAAGCCACGGTTGAGCCGACGGCAGCAGGCTTGGTTACAATGAATCTGCTGAAAGGCGGCGTTGTTATCCCCGGCAAGAATCCTGCCGCAGCAGCGACGGCGGCAGGTAGTGCTGTAAGTTTAACTACTGCGGCTGATATTTATATTCCGTGCTGCGGCGTTCCCGCTACAATCAGTGCGCAAATTGATGTAGCAGGCACTGTTGCTAGTGCGACTATGGTAGTAACAAAAATGGCTTAAAGGCGGTGAGCTGCTATGCACAAAAGATTTAAGCATTATTGGCACGAGGCCCAGGGCAACGAGGTTAAGCAGCAGGAGCTAGAGAACATTGTGTGTGATGCTCTCGATGAGCTGAAGATGCACTGTCCTAAACTCTATTGGGATACTATGTATAAGATGCACTGTGCTGTGTATGGCCCACATTTTGACGAGCATTTAGCAAAGCAAGCTGTTGCCAGAATGAAGAATGTTGACGGCTCTAGCGGCGAGCATTGGACATATGAGCAGACAAGTCAGCTCGCAGACCAGCAAGGCATAACACAAAAAGCTGATTGGTACTATGTCATGAATATGCTCTACTCCGACTACTCCGAGATTTACGGCAGCGACATCAATATGTATATCCGTGTAGCAAAAGCCTATATGCGCGACCCCGACGCACCGGAAGGAAAGGTGTTTGACTTGTGGCTTGCGCAGATGGAAGCCTAACTGTAAACCTTAAAAGTGAAATGAGCACGTATAAAGCACATATAGTATGCAACAGGTATGTAACAAATAGTGCTGTAAATGCGATAGAATGAGGGTATAGAATTAGCTAGTAGTTACCTTCTATCGTAGATGTTCAATAGTGACAAATACGCAGAAAGCCTATAACCATGCAGGTTGTAGGCTTTCTATTTGCATCGGCTGTTATACCTAAAGTGTCCATAGCTCACGGAAAATCAGCTACATATGTAACGGGTATGTAACACATATGTAACATATTATATTAAATTTATAGCCTCTAACAGTTGTTCCAACGTCTTATGAGTGTAAACCCTTTCCGTCACGTCAGAGCTTGAATGTCCTAAAATTAGCTTTTTGATTTTTGCGTTTACGTCTTTATCATCAAGCAAGCTTGCGCAGGTGTGGCGGGCGTCACCGGGCAGGTGATTCAGTTTAAGCATATCCATCACGGGGTCCCAATATCTGCCGCGGTATTGATTGTATGAAATGCCTTTCCCTTTTTCATCGGAAAAAATATATTTGCCGGTGCTGCGCTCATAAGCATCTTTGAAGAAGTCGAAGATTTTATCAGCAATAGGAATTCTTCTGCCACGGCCTGCCGCAGTTTTCATGCCGCCAACGAAGAATTTATTTTCAAAATCGACGTTTGCTTTCTCAACCTTCACTAGCTCGGTAGGACGCATACCGGTATAGCAGAGGATAAGCACGGCTTGCACTTTTACATCCTCGGTATTTTCCCAGAGTATAGCAAGTTCCTTTTTAGTCAGTGGATTGTGCATTTTGCTTTCTTCCAATGCTGGCAATTTAGTAAGCTCAACATAGTTTTTCATTACTATATCATTTGCAAGCGCATACTTAGCCATCAGATTACATACGATTCGTATACCTTTTTTGGTGGCGTAACCTTTGCTACAATCGTTTATAATCTGCTGAAATTGCGCTGTCTTAATATCTTTGAACGGTATATCCCATAGAGGTGCGCAATATTTATATGCGTTTCTATATTGCCTCGGCTGTTCCTTGCCGTCAACATAAGTTACATTTAACCATCTCTTGTGTAGCTGGGCGAACGTCAAGTTGATGTTCCCTGCATCATAGGGCGATTGATTGTATTCGGCTAGGGCAGTAAGTGCTTCTGTGCGCTTTGCATAGTAGCCTAGTATTTTCATAAGCTGGCGGCCGTCATTGGTAAAGCCCGTTGTGATGCGGACCATATACGGTCGCCGCCGGTTCCCGGTCAGCTTCGTAACGGAACCATAGCCGTTAGGTAATTTCATGCTTGGCAGCTCCTTCCTTTTTCAGTTGTTGCATTTTTTGCACATACTGGGGATAACGTGTGTATAAACTCTTTAAGCGCTTATATGAAGTTATTATTCACAAATTAAACATATTATCGTGATATAATATAAGTAGGTGTTCGGGGCGGTTGTGCGGCTCGGTAAAGCGCAGTAGGCGGCGCAACCTCCGTGAGCACATATACAAGCACCATGTACTTTCATTTTTCGGGGTGTTAGATGAAAGCACGATTCTTGATTTTTTCTTAGCTCTCCTTTAGTTTCTAGGTTTTCATGTGTTCAGATTCTTTATGCTAAACAATCTCCTTTCAAAATTGTGTTTACGATTCGGCAAAAACAACAGCAACAATAGCTCACGTGTACGGCGTGGGCTATTGTTGTTTTTGTTTGAAAATCTCATTGCGCCTTACGACTGATTTTTCTCGCTTGAAGTCAAACTCTAATGATAACACGTTTTGTCTTAAATCACTAACATCATTGCTTAGTTTCGCCACTACATGTTGTAAAGACTCTATCTTCTGAAAATTTTTGTTAACATCATGTCGCAATTTAATTATAAACGCAAACTCCAGGGAAACCGCTACTGTCAGAAGGATAATGACAACATTCTTTTTGTCAGACATAAATTTTTTCATCGGTTCACTCTCCTTTAATAAAAAAATAATGGGCAGCTTTTTAGACTGCCCATGTCACGCCTTGCGCCAATGGCACAGCGAAAATAGTTTGATAGAGGTTCTTAATCTGTAGGCTTATTATGTCACTGTCAACCATGTTAACCACCTCACTTTCTGTCTTTATTTGATTTAATAATAGCACATTTAAATGCAAACTGCAATTTAAATAATTATCTTTCCTAAAACTCTTTATAATGAGCGAGTTTAGTGGTAGAATATAAATAGGTTCTTAGTGTTGTAGGCCTGCTTTAATTTGAATGGAGGGCACAATGCAGGTTTTATTGAGTAGGATAATCGGTATATTGCAGGAAGTGAAAGATGAAGAAACGCTGGCTGTCATATACAGCTTTATCCTTGGACTTGTAGACGAAGATTGATTTTTTATTTGCTGCACTAATTTAAAAGGCATAGCAAAATCCCCCGTACCGCGGATGGTACGGGGGATTTTTTTATTTGCCGGTTATTTGCTTTTGGCCAGATTGTGAACGAAATCTTCAAATAAAGTTTTCATTTCGGGCGGCAGTTTGAGATATTCCAAAAATAGATTCTTGGTAAATTCGTCATCTGTCTTTAGCAGTTTGCCAACTTGCAGCGCTAATTCTTCGTTGGTTGTATTCCTGGCACGGAACATTTCACCTTCGCCAGTACGCAGCCAATCTTCATTAACATAGAATTCTCGACAGATGTCTTCTATTACTCTATCTGTAATTCCCTTGCCTTCCTTTTCATACTCGCTGACGGTACTAACTGCACGTCCTAGCTTTGCGCCGAACTCAGAAAGCGTTAGCTTAAATTGCTTTCTTACTAAGGATATTCGACTGTTTATCGTCTCCATATAATCACCTCGCTTTGCTATATATATTATAGATAATCGAAAGAAAAATAGCAAGGAAAATTTTTCGATAATCGAAAAAAAGATTGACAAAACGAAATGAGCGTAGTAGTATAATATACGTAAAGCGAATAAAAATTTCGAGAAACAGAAAGGAGGGAAAGAGGATGTATAGCTTTAATGAGCTGAGTGAAAAACACAATTTGACAGCAGAGGAAAAAAAGACCGCTAAACAAATTCTTGGTTTGCTTAACGGTCAGAATCAGGTAGCAGCAAAGCAGATGCTTAACTTCTGTAGCTACGTAATCGAATGTAATTCTAACGTTGCTGTTGTTTTTGAAGAAGAGCAAGCAGAAGCTTGATGTTGTTATCTGTAGAGATTATCCGGCACTGCTTTTCCTGGTCGATATAAAAAGCGCAGCCTGGACAATCAATTTTAATACCGGTAGCCATACCTCCGGTAATTGGACATTTTTTAGGCATTTCAATAAACATAATATCACCTCCGTTCTGTAACACCTATTATAGCACGGGAGAGATGGAAAGGGGCGAGAATAATGGAAGTAAAGCAAGAAGTATTAACTGAAAAGCGTGTAAAGCGCACGGCGGTTGATATGTCCAAACTTAAAGCGGACGGCCTTATGGTTGCGGCCGCATATATGCAGGGCTTGCAAGCTGCCGTAAGACTGTGCGAACAGCAACAACAGGTAGTCGGCCAGTAGGGCTGAAATAGAAACAAGCCCCGCGCCTAGCGTCGGCGCGGGCAGGAGGTGTGCTTTGAATAGTAGGACCGACAAAGATTTGAAAAGAATCATGGGCGCAATCCGGTGTGACACGCTGGAAGAAAAAGCTAAAAAGAAAGAATGCGCAGAAGCTATTGAACGCATGAATCAGCGTTACGAAACGGCAATGCGCTTTATGAAAAGGAGGAAATAGAAATGCTTGGAAACGTTCCTATTAAAACAGCCGCGCGGCTTATGCAGAAAAGCGAAATGTTTGTGCGTATGGGTCTGCGTAGTGGCGCATTACCGTTCGGCGTGGCTATTCACGCCAGCAGTAAAAAGAGTTGGGCTTATCATATCAGCCCGGCAAAGTTTGCTGAGTACATGGGGATTACGCCTATTGACCTGGAAGCAGAAGTTTGGAGGTATGAATGAGCAGGAAAAAGAGAAAATGCGCTGTGTGCGGTAAAGACTTGTCGCGTGCAAACTACTCTAAAGTGGTAGACAAGGAAAGCGGCCTGCTTGTTACCGTGTGCAGCGGTGGCGAGTGCTGGCGCAAGGTTGTTATGAAAGGATGGGGAAAATGAGCAAGACTACTAAAGGCTTAGTGAAAGCGTTTGTCATCACTGTCATGCTGCTTGCCGGTCTTATCTTTCTGACCGGTGGCAGCGCCGCAAAGCTGGCCATTAGCGCACATGGTTTTTTGTTCCCTAGTTATAGCAGAACCCTGGTTGCTTACTATGTAAGCGAAGGGGAGACAGTGTGGGATATTGCAAATGCTCATATGAAAGAGCAGGACAAGTACAGAGATTGTCGCGAGCTGATGTTTGATATTCGCAAGCATAACAATCTTATAGGTAAAGAGTTACAAGCGGGACAACAAATTGTTATTCCGTTATATAAAGAAATTTAAGGAGGTATGAAAAATTGAAGGGTAAACTGATTATGACAGTTGAGCAAGCCGCTGACCGCGTGGCGTGGGAACGCGTCCGCAATAGCGGTATCGGCGGTAGTGACATTGCCTGCATCATGGGACTGAATCCCTGGAAGAGCGCTTACGCACTCTACGCTGAAAAGCATGGTGACGTTGAGCCGGAGGACCTTTCCAATAATGAATTTGTGTATTGGGGTACGGTGCTTGAGCAGGTTGTAGCTGACAGATTCTGTGAGCTGACCGGCAAAAAGGTTCGCAAATGCGGCACATTGCAGGATGAAAGCTATGAGTTCATGCTGGCGAACGTTGACCGCCTTGTGGTTGGCGAAAACGCAGGCCTTGAATGTAAGACCGCGAACGGCTTCAAGTCGAAGGACTGGGACGGCGACGAGCTGCCAGATTCTTATTATTGCCAGTGTCAGTGGTACATGATGATTACCGGCTGCGAGAAGTGGTACATTGCCTGCTTAATCGGCGGCAACCATTTTGTATGGAAGGAAATTCCGCGCAACGATGAGTTTCTTTCGGATATGAGAGCGCAAGCGATTATATTCTGGAACAACCTGCAAAACGATATTCCGCCGGAGGTTGACGGCAGCGAAAGCACTGCCGCAACCATTGGCAAAATGAATAAGGATAAGTTAGCAGTTGACAGTATCGCACTGCCTAGCGCAGCAGAGCAATACATTAAGCGTATTGACGGACTGACGGCAACGAAAAAGGTACTGGAAGAACAGTTAGCGCAGGCACAAAACGCCTTGAAGCTCATGCTGAACGGCAGCGAAAGCGGCGTGTTTATGGATAGAAAAATTACCTATATACAGATTGCCGGAAGAGTAACGCTGGACAAAAAGGCACTGAAAAAAGACCTGCCGGACGTGTACGAAAAGTATGCCAAGGTTGGCAAGCCTAGTATGAGGTTCACGTTAAAATGAGCCTTACAGAGCAAGAGAAATTAGGCGTTATGCTGTTCCATAAACGTAACCAATTAGGGTTACGTCAAGCTGATGTGGCGAAGAGAATCCATATGCAAACACCGACAATCTCAACTTATGAGTGCGGCGTTGTAAAGAATATCACTCTTGCTACGCGCATTAAAATTGCGCAGGTTCTGGACTTGTCGCTGGAAGAAATTCTGTATGACAGCGAAAAAGACTGTTTGAAATTAAGGAGGTTAAAAGAAGATGGCAACCATTAACGGTATTACAAAAAGAGCGGCAGCACCTGCGGCCGCTAGCAAAGCACCTTCTGCATTAGGTGTGATGATTGGTTCTCAAAGCGTACAACAACGTTTTGAGAAGATGTTAGGTAAGAAAAGCGCAGGCTTTCTTTCCTCTTTGCTGACATTGACTAACAATAATAAATTGCTGGCCACGGCGAACCCGAAAACTATTCTGGCGGCGGCTGCGACTGCTGCAAGCCTGGACCTGCCTATTAACCCGTCTTTGGGTAAGGCGTGGATTGTTCCGTATAAAGGCAGCGCTCAATTCCAGATTGGTTACAAGGGCGTGATTGAGCTTGCAATGCGCACCGGCAAGATGAAACATATCATCATGACGCCGGTGTACGAAGGCGAAATCAGAGATTGGAACCGCTTTACAGAGGCATACACGCCGGGCGAAAAAGCTTCCGAAAACATCGTAGGCTATTTTGCAAGATTTGAAACCATTAACGGCTTTAGCAAGACCGCATACTGGACTAAAGAAGAAGTTATCAGCCACGCTAAACGCTTTAGCAAGGCCTTCAATAGTGGCCCGTGGCAGTCTGATTTTGATGCTATGGCTTGCAAAACTGTTCTTCTCTCTATCATGAAAACCTACGCGCCTATGTCCATCGAGATGCAGGAAGCGTTAGAGAGCGACGGAAAAGCTGCTGTGCTCAACGAAACCACCGGTGAGGCTGAATACATCGACGTTGACGCAGAGAACGCTACAGAGCAAGCGCAGGAGCTTACAGAGGGCGGCAAGGTTGATACTGCTACCGGTGAAATCTTCACGGCAGAAGAAATTGAAGCTAGTATGAAATAACAAAAAACGTCGGGGACAAAATGTCCCGAAAAGCGGGGACAAAATGTCCCCTAACTTTAGGACAAAATGTCCCCTAAAAATCTAAAAGGAGCTGGACAAAATGTTGAATGTAAAAGCGGTACCGTGCGAAAAAAGTAAAGCAACAGTTCTTACGGGCAAGAAACACTTTGACATAAATATCAATTTCCTAGACAAATTAGAAAAGACAAACCCACATTTTTTTGACATGGCTTTTGAAATTCTTGCAAGTGCGGGTGGGCTTCAGCCTGGAATTGCATTCTATTTTGGAGCCTTTAGAAAGTGTAACCCGAAAAGTTGGTACAGATTTTTGAAGTTCTGCAAGAAGGACGGAAGAATCAAGGTATACCGCAAGAACAATAAAATGGTGTATGAAGTGCCGACATACTTCGAGGAGTAAAACATGGCTGGCAGGTATTATTGGTTAAAACTCAACGAAAACTTCTTTGAAAGTGATGTTGTTGAGTGGTTAGAGGACCAGGAAAACGGCGAAAAATACATACTCTTGTACCTTAAACTGTGCTTAAAGTCGCTGAAAACTGACGGCGTACTTGTCCGGCAGGTCGGCAAAATGACTATTCAGCATACGGCTGAATCAATCGCTAAACAGACGCAATTTGATATTGAAATTGTCGAAAGCGCACTTGCTTTGTTTGAACAAATTGGCCTTATTGAGAAGAACGATAAAGGCGAAAGCTACTTGCCGGAGGTTGCTAACATGACCGGCAGCGGTAGTGCGTCAGAATCAGCGACGAAGAAAAAGACACAACGTCAAAATAAAAAGGGACAAAATGTCCCCGAAAAGGGGGACAAAATGTCCCCTAAAAAAGGGACAAAATGTCCGACAGAGATTAGAGATAAGAGTATAGAGTATAGAGATAAAGAAAAGGATGATTATCATCATCCTAAAAGAAATGACGATGACGAGGAAAAAACGCATACTGAAATTTTTTCCTTGTGGGAGAAAAACATGATGCCGCTTACTCCAATCGTCGGAGAAAAACTGCAAGCCTTGTTAGGCGAAGTTGGCGAAGCTGCCGTTGAGCAAGGAATACTAGCGGCGGTAGAGCACGGCGCAAGCAACTTTGCGTATGTGCAGACCGTAGCAAGAAACTATGCCAGCGGCAACAGCAAGAAGCAAGGCAAGGAATATACCGGTATGGACCTAGTGAACGAATTGTACGGAGGCGAAGAAGATGCTGCAACAGCAGAGAATAGCCCAAACGATTGTTAAACTGCAACAGGCAGGCAAGCGGATGCCGCAGGATATACGGCCCGGCTTTGACCGCCTGGAAGAAGCGAAAAGAATCTTGTCCGAAACGGTAAACCTTTGGGCAGGAATTTTTAATCAGCAAAATATAGGCCTTGACCGGTGGGAGAAGGCGGAGCAGATAGCGCTTACCTTGACCGGTGCGAACGGCCTTAACGTGAATATAATCAGCCCGGCGCTGATGCAGGCTGCTTTAAAGCAGGCAGAAGAAGCTCATGTGCAGGAGAATATAAACCGCTGCAACATGGAGAAGCTGAGCGACGGCAAGCCGCTTGCTGATAGGCTGAACAGTATGCTGCTGAAATGGACGGCGGCAAAGCTGACGGAACACCGGCTCATTATGCCGTATATGCCGCAGGATAAAGCAGTGTTTGAGTACGGCCGGCAGATTGGCTTGAACGATAACGCTATTGACAATCAATTCCGTATCCTGCAATGCTACATGAACGACTATGCGTATAGCTGCAAGCATAATGAGCCTTGCAAAAGTAAGCTGCTGAAATGTGGCGATACGCTTACTTTGGATGTGCTGGCGTGAGGAATTGGGCGGCATGGGTACTCTCTCCAATGGGACACTCTCAACAGCAAAGACTACGGTGTTCCCCAAAACAGGGAGCGCGTGTTCATT